AAAGTCAAGATCCAATATCACCACCTAGACAGGCAGCTATTGCTGTCAAGGGCGGTTATAATATCAATAGCATTGCAGCAGATTTAGACGAAACTCTTTAACAAATACTTAGGAGAAACTTAAATGTTAAGACAGCCGAATTCAGGCAGGCATCTTGCCAACAGTGGTAGTCGTTTTATCACTGAATCTAATGATCTACATAAGGCGTCAGTCCTTACCGAAGCTCGAAAGAATACTTTGGTTAGGAAATGGACACCAGTTCTGTCAAAATGCCGCGAAGTTCCTAAACAAAAGTTTGGGCTTATGGCAGCTATTCTTGAGAATCAATTCAATGCTTGGAATCCAAGCAACCGATCGATGATTCTCGAAGATCAAACCACCACTGCAAATATTGCGGACTTCACCCGCTTTGCATTGCCACTTATCCGTAAATCTTATCCTAAACTTATTGCTGATAACCTTGTTGGTGTTCAGCCCATGAGCCAACCAGCTAGCTTGATTTTCTACATCAGGTATCGTTATGCTCTTACCAAAGGCCAAACGGTTGCTGGCACCCAGATCATGCGTCAGAATACTTCCCAGAACTTCTCTAGAAATAATGGTTGGGCGCTTGATCCCTACTATTCTTCACAAGAAGTTAAAGGTGAAGACGCTACCGTCAATGGCTCGCGTACTAGTGTTAGTGGAACCCTAAGCCATCGTCCAGTTCTTGCTGGCACAGTGGTTGTTGAAGTGTTCCCTAGTGCAGCAGCAGCAAGCCCTAACTGTGATGATCCGACACCTTGCGTAAGAGTCGGTTTTGATTCGACTGGCGCTGTAGACGTGGTATTGATTGGCGATTGCACCGATTTTACCAGCATTCTTGCTGTTGACACCGGAAGCTCTTCCTTCAATCATAGCACCGGTGTTGTATCTGTATCCCTATCTTCGGGTTCGTTCCCAGTAGGGTCTGTTGCGCGAGTTAACTACGAGTACGATCTCGAAGCTAACCCTTTCCAGCCAGAAGTGACCTTGAGCATTGACAGTGACAGCGTTGCTGCTGTTACCCGCAAACTCAAGACCAGCTGGTCATTAGAAGCTGCTCAAGATCTCAAATCAGTGCATAATATTGATGCTGAGAGCACCTTGACTGATTTAATGGCTGACGAAATGGTTGCAGAAATCGACCGCGAAATTATCAATGACTTGATTATCGCCTCATCGATTCGTGCTACCCATAACTTCGCTACTGCAGCTGGTGCTTCAGTTAACTTTACTGATCGTAACATCGCGTTGCTTTACAAGACGCTCGAAGTTGCGAACATTATCCACAGAACCACTCTTCGTGGTCCTGCTAACTGGGCAGTTATGAGTTCCGATATTTCCTCCAAGTTCGAGCAGCTTAACGATTTCCGTGCAAGCGATGCTTTGACCACTGAAGGCGTTGATATCGGTATCATGAACATCGGTACCATCCAGGGTAAAATCAGGATTTATAAAGATCCACTTTTCCCTAATTGCAAGATCTTGCTCGGCTTCAAGGGTAATAGTGTATTGGATGCTGGTTATTTCTATGCTCCTTACATTCCTTTGTTGTCGACACCTACTGTTCTAGATCCTAATAGCTTTACACCTAATAAGGGCATCATGACCCGATATGGCAAGAAGTTGATCGAAGATGGTGGCTTGTACTACGGTGTGATCAACGTTTCTAACCTCTAAACCAAGATTCTTTATAAGAATAGGTTTAAAAATAAAAACCCGAGTCGCAAGACTCGGGTTTTTTTTTATAATAAAATTAGATGCAAATATAATCAGTCTACTAAACGCCATAGGTAAAATATGACTAAGTATAATATAAACGATATAGCAAAATTAATAACTGAAGATCCTGATGTTTTTTGCGAGATGGATGCTCCACCACCGGCACCGATGGTCAGTAGCTATGGTGATAGTCAGAGCAATTTTAAGGTAGGCAGTCGTCCCGGCCAAATGGAAGAAAATCAATGGGCTAAGAATTATCAGAAGAAAATCGAAGCAATCCTAAGGCATCGATTAAATTATGGTACTGATGGTGATAAAAGAGGTCCATCGATCCCAGCCGACATAGATAAAGCCATACCTTTCTTTGCTAAAACCTGCGCGTCTCACGCCGTCCGTCAAGGTTCGAAGGATAATTATGACATAAACGGTTATACATTTTTCGGCCCTGGAGAAGGACAATACGATACAAAAAATGATAAAGGTTTTTCGCCAGCCCATAAAAATGAAGAAATCTTTGCGTCTATCTTAGACGGTTTTCGGTTTGCGAACAAAGACTATGATGGGAAAGGAAATCCTAAAATGTTTGATATGTCAATGCGAATTAAAGATTACGAGGCTAGCTTGCCACATATCGCAAACACTGATAGGGTTAGAAGGCATCGAGAAGAACTCGACAACCGGCCTATTAAATAGTAAAAAATCGCCTATTTGGGGTATGTTTCTAAAAAAAACCACGAAAATGATATTTCTTTATTAAGTTTAACATAGTCGGATAAAAATTTAATCCGTATAAAGAAATCAAAAAGGAAAAGTAAAGAAAATATAGAAAGATATACGAAAACGCGACAGGATAATTAATATGAGAAATAAAGAATTCGATCACTATCTAGACATACATTTATGCGATTTTTTTTTAAATGAAGCCAAGAAGATTCCTAGATTCAGGGGTATGGTTACAGGCACTAATAGTTGGGGCACTATAACATTGGCACTTAGAGGCGGTATATATGCCTATGATATTGGTGATATGGCGACCATTAATCATTATAGAGCGATAAGCAAGGGCAATATAGATAGATTAGCTGCATTATTAAAGAATAATCTAGAACGACAAGGTAAATCAGTTAGAAGATTAAGAGATAGCACCAAACCACCAGAATCAACATAAACTAAACAGATTTGTGCGATACATACATTTAGATTTACATATTTTACGGGGGAAGCCATGTCTGAATATAAATATTTTGGTGAAACCTATAATGATGACGACGAACCTAGAAGCGGGCATGACGAAGAAGAGAAAATATGGGGCACCACTAGAGTCGTTTTTGCGGCCCAGAGATATTCTAAACATTACTTAGTTATAAAGGCTAATAGTTATTGTTCATTGCATTACCACGAACGCAGAGCGAACGATTTCGAGTTAATTAGCGGAAAAGTCGAGGTCATCTCCTTTTACGGTCCGCAGATCAAAAAAAGTGTCTTAACAGCTGGAAACATGCTAACTATACCATCGCTAGTACCGCACATCTTTTTTGCCCATGAAGATTCGATAATGACTGAAGAATATCATTCTGACAGAGGACATGAAGCGATACACGAAAGCGATATAGTTAGAATCATGAACGGTGGAAAAGATACATATGAGGGTATGCTAAAAGTCGTAGGTAACCTCTTTGCTTTTTCGGATTGGTAGCATAAAAAAGTCATTTAAGGAAATATCAGATGAATAAGAAGAATTATAGAGTAGAGGATATTGCAGCCTTCATAACTGACGACCCTGATATTATGAATGAATTCATGTTGACTGATATGCCAACCAGCATGCCAGCTGCACCTACCGCGCCACCAATGCCAAAAACGGAACCAAAGACACCACCTACGACAAAGCCATCAACGCCGATGAGACCGCATAGAGCACCTGGAGTTAAGCCGGCCAAAGAACCACGGGCTGAGGGGGAAGAGATAGAGATATTCGAGGCTTATGAACAATTTCCAGACCAGAGCATGAGAGATCTTCATACTCCAGGTCACAAAAGCCAGAAAAAAATAGGCTTTATGCAGACACCTCTAGTAGCTGAACATGGTGCTGAACTAGCTAAAAAGGCTTATCAGTACAGTGACGACGCCGTATCAAAAACCCATCCTGAATTTAGAGGTCAACCGGCTCAACAAAAGCGTCAAATGCTTAGCAATTTGGCTATGAATGCTTATATGCAAATGATGCGTCTTGAGAGACCACATCATAGAGAATTAGAGCAGATAGCCATAGATGCTGTAGCCAAGTTATATAATATAAGCGATGAGGATAAGAATTTACTCTATGCGAAGTTGCAAAATCCCTCCTTTT